TAGTTGATAGCATCAACTTCGGTATCACCTGCTTCAGCAGAGGACAAGTCTCCAAGAGCATCAAGGTTTGCTTGAGCGATAGCGTCTTCTTCCCCTTGGCCAACTTCAGCGGAGGATAGCCCCAGCAGTGCGTCATCAGCACCCGCCGTATTCCGTAGATCCTCAATAGCTTGCAGGGCAGCGTCATTGTCCGAGGATGCAAGCTGCGTTCCGGTGGGGCCGTTAATGATGTTTTGTAAATCCTCCGCGCCAGGGACGTTTACTTCTTGTGCGCCAAGATCATCAGTAGCATCTGCCACTTTGATCGGACTGTCCTTAAGGACATCTTTAACGGTGTTTTTAAGGGTATCTGTGATCCCCTTTGTTGCTTCACTAATGATGGTGGAAGTCAACACCTGCTGGGCATCCGCACCAGAAGCAATTTTCCCAGCAGAAATTCCCAGCTTTCCTCCTAGATCCCCAGTAGTACCCAACCCACTTTCTTGGGCGGTCAGCATCTGGTTTTGCTCGGTAAATGGCGAAGTTCCATACTGATAGGAAGTACCAAGCTCCTGGCCCACGTTACTACCAACGCTAAGCACAGCGCTCTTTAAAGCAGCGTCAGCAATATCCCCGTTACCCGTTAGCCCAGTCGTAACGGCAGCGGTAGATGCCGAAGTAACAGCATCGGTAACAATCTTGTTGAAGACGGAATCGCCCATCGCATCGGCAACAGCAGTGCCAATGGTGTTGGATACAGTGGGGGCAACCCCAGCAGTGATAGCACCTTTAATAGCACCGTCTACAAAATCACCACCCGCCAGCTCTGCCATCGTCCCCTGAACAATAGCCGAACCAATGACCGTAGCCGTAACACCTGTTGCGCCAAGCGCAGTACCTATTGCAGTGCCAATTCCTGGGGCGAATATAGAAAGTCCCAGAGCAACCATAGGCACGATGTCGCCCATGCTGCTGGTGTCGCCACCAAACTGCGAGTAGAAGTAAGGAGTTCCGTCCGCTGCAAACTGCACCCCGTAGTTGGTGCGGCCATGCCCAGCAAATGTGCCGGAGAAGTAATTACCAGAGCCGCCGTAATCCTCTGATATGCCCTGCTGAGTTTTCTTATTGCCCCAAACAGTTTCTTCATCCCCCATTGGCACGTTATACCCCACAAAAATGGGAACGTAATTTCCATCTCCATCCGGGATTTGTTCACGCCTAACGGAACTTGCATCTACATAAGTTTTATTACCGTTTTCATCAACTGTGTAGTATTTGCCAGTTGGCGTTGGAATTTCGTCCCAGCCATTTGCAAACCCCATTTCGGGTTGAACTTGGACATTTGCATATCTTTGTCGTGTAACCCTTCCAAAGTCTTTGATGTCTTCAATACCAGCCGTGCTTAATACACGCGCCATTTGTTTGGCGTTTTCAACGGGGCCGCCGAATCCTTGCCCAGTCCACTTGCCAGTGGTGCCCTGAGAAAGAATCTGTTTGGTAAGGTTGTACTGGTTGAAGGCACCCTTGTCCAGGGTACTTGTGTCGTACTTGTTGTCCTTGAGGAATTTGATCTGGTCATCAAGGGCAGAGAAATCTCCGCCTTGCCCCATACCACTCCAATTGATATTTTTACCGGCCCAGTCCAATGGGTCAGACATTGCTTTATCAATATATTCTTGATATTTTTTTGGATCGTTATCTTCGATCCATTCCCCGCCCCAGTAGGTTGTGTTACCTGTTTCGGTGTCGTGGTATGGTGTTTGATTTCCAAAATATTGGAATTTGGAGGCGTTGTAAGCAGCCTCTCTCAGCCCAGGAATTTGATCTGGCTTGCCTTTATATTTATTAAAAGCATCGTCAGCGGCTTTTGCTTTTTCATACGAATCGTATACATTTCCTGTGGCATCAGATACCCATGTGTCTGGTGGGTTGTAATTCATCCCCGTAGCCTTGGACACCAAAGCACCAAACCCACTGCCACTTCGTTGTTTTGTAACTGCCATGTCAATTTACCTCATGCCGGTGTTAACGCTGACACAAACGTGGCGGTCAGAATCAATGCGGGTGAAACCGGATGGACTATGCCAGGAGCAACGCCTGCTGGGTATGTTGCTACCACCGTATTGCCGGTATCGGATGCGTAGTAAAGCTGGAGATAGTCCCCTGCTGTAACAGGCAAAACGGTATTCCACGACACGATGTTTGCGCCGGGACTGGAGCCATGCTTTGAATTTACCTGTTGAATGCCAGCGCTGTATGGCACATCTACACCATTTTGCTTCCACCAGAATGTTACGTTGTCCTCTGAAGTGGTGTAATTCAAAAGCTGGGCGCTAAACTGTACGTTGTAATACCCACCAACAGCAAAGTTAACTCTAGATATGGTTGTTGTATCAATTGACACCCCGTTACTGAAATCTGTTGTGTCCAACAAAAGCGCTGTACTTGATGTAGAAGACGCCGTGCCTTGCGCTTCTGTAACATTAGCACTAATGCCATGTGAGGTATTTGTGGTTCCGTATATCCCGCGTGTAATACCTGTGAACTCAGTGCTTGTTTTGCCTGTGTAAGCAATCAGCTCATTCGCTATAAGCAGCGTACCGGTAGGCTCAAACTGTGCGGTTGATACAACTTGGATGGGGGTAACTGAGACATTGCTCATGGTCCCCGTCAGGGTGGTTGCGCCATCTTGATGAAATGCCCCACTGGGGAACTGTAAAGCCGACCCGTCAATTGGGCCTGCCCCGGTGTTCAACTGCCCCAAAAGACCGTTGAGCCTGTTGAAGTACAGGCGAAGGACGTTGTTGAACTGCTCAACGTACCTAGGGTCATACTCCCCCGGAGGCGTGGGCAGACTCGGGGGCGCAATCTTGTTGAGGATGTATTCGGAGGTTACTATCATGGTGTAGCGCCCCAATGTAAACGCTCAAGTTCTTTGCGGGCTGCTGCGGCCTCTTCAATGGTAGTAAAACATCTGGAATAAAACGATCTTTTTTTGACCGTCACTTTTGCCATATAAGTGCCAGATACGGTTTTTGAAACACCCACAACTCCGGTTTTACTTGTGGAGCGAACACGCACATTTCTGTTTTGAGTTTGAACCCCGGCCCAACGGCAGTTCTCTGGTGTGTAGTCGCCGTACACATCAATGCGATCCAATGTTTCATCCCCGATAGGCTCCCCCATATCAGCGGCAAAACGCGAGTAGTCCATCCATTGGGCACAAACCTTAACGCCAGCCCCACCATACCTTTGGTAGTCTTTATCAGTTGGGACCGTACAGCGCCGAATCATGGCTCGCCATGTGTTATACGACGCTTTCTTCCAGCCACCGTGTTTGGTTATGCGTTCTTTCAAATAGCACCCACACGATGTCGTGTTTCCGGTTACAAGGCTACCCGAGGGGACATCCACAGTACCCCCGCACAAACACATACAGCGCCAAATAACTTTTTTGTTGCGGTCAACTCCAGCGCGGCTAACAACCCGAAGCCGCCCAAAAATTTGTCCGGCACGGTCAATTAATTTTGGCATAAGCCCCCCTAAAAAAGAGCTTACTATAACACGCCATCTGTTCATACGGCTACCGCCTCCCATCAGGCCTGATATCGAGTCGGGGGGACCCGAGCTGCCACTGCACATCCAGATCCGTTGACCTGACCTCCATGACAAGCTGCCGCCCCCGCACCCGGGTGTTGATTTGACCCGTAAACGCCTCGATTGGCAAGGTGGCAGTGCGAACAACCGGCGCGTTGCTTACGCCCCCTACAGATTCCGGATCGTTGTAACCAGAGCCAGAGTTCTGCATGGGGCGCAAGGTCATCACCACTGACGGGTTGTTCGATGTGGAACCCCGGAAGGTTATATCCGGCAGCACACGCCACACAAACCCGACCTTGTAGCCGTCGTCGATGTCAAATTCAGCGGAGGAGACATACGCCTCAATCGGCTGTGGGGTAGACAGTGTGTTGTCGTTTACGCCAACCTCATGGTTGACAAGGTTCTTGCTGTACGTTGCAGCCAATGGGTTTGTGAGCAAACCACTATCCAGCCACGCTGTCCGGCCCATGAACCCGTAATACCACACCTTTTCAATGTAGTTGTAAACAACGTAGGTGTTAACTACCGTGGAGCCTTCAGATGGGTAGAACCACCAGACCTCGTTGAAGCCTTCGTTGGTGCTGCAAAACACCTGCTGAGCTTGGTTCAAATTAACCTTGGTATCAGTGTCAGTAAATACAAACTGCCGGAGATCGCAGGGTAGGGTCTGTGTACGGCCATCGTACACGTAGAACTTATCCACACCCATCCAGAATGCTGTACCTGCCGCATAGGTAACAGCATTGGGCGAAATGATGGACAGGTTATCCCCAAGAAGCTGTGAACTCCAGACGATGGTAGGGTCGGTGTATTGCAAGGAATACAAGGAGGAGTCAGTCCACACCAAAATCTCTTGACGCGCCTGTACAGCGGTCACAATCCTTGACCCGTGAGATAGCTCCAAACTACGCGCTTGGTTGGTTGTTTGGGGGTACCAAATCGTTGACGACTCCGCATCAGACCAGCGAATGAGCATGGGGTCTTGGACTGCTGAGTCACGTGGGTTAGCCCCAAATGCAAACACGAATTTAAAGGCATCAGACACCAACAACCAATTTTGAACTGTTGGCACATCTGTCAGGTTCGATATGTACAGGCCGCTACCCAGGCTGCTGACCGTAATGAGTACCGCCCCACCACGATCCGTAGATAGGTTGCAGGTAAGCCCCTCAACATTTTGGATGTAGTACGTTGTGTTCGTCAATAGACCAGTCGGCAAAGTACCGCCAGTGGTGACAGCAACTTGTATCCCCGTGCCTTCTGGGTACACATACTGAAGGGTAAAAGACGAAGGCGTTGTCGTGGTCGTTGCCGTGATTAATCCACCAAGGGAGTTGAGCAACACGCCCCGAGTGTTCAAACCACTGGCTGCACTCCAGTAGTAAATTGGCCCGCCGACATAGCCAAAAATCAAA